TGAGGTGTCCGGCAACGGCTACTCACGCACAGCCACTGGCACGATCACGGTGTCGGGCACCAGCCCCACCAACGCCACCAACGCTGCGGCCATCGAATTCCCTGCGGCCTCTGGCGGCAATTGGGGGTCCATCGGCTGGGCTGCCATCTTTGACGCCAGCACGGGCGGCAACATGCTGGCCTGGGCGGCACTGAGTACGGCACGCACCATCAACGATGGCGATGTGCTGCGCATCCCTGCTGGTGACCTTGACGTTACCCTGACATGACATGGCAGCATATGGCCTTGGCCCATACGGTGGAGGCAATTACAGCTATGGCGTAAGCCTCGCTGCGGCCACCATTGCAGCCACCAGTACGGTGGCTGTGTCAGCAAAACGCATCTGCATAGGTGCGTTTTCTGTTTCTGCGTCCAGCAGTGTGGCCGTGGCCGCCAACGTGGTCGAGGATGCATCTTTTGCGGTAGCGGCATCCAGTTCGATGTCTGCGTCTGCGCAGCGCGTGGCAGATGCGGCTGCAACGGCCTCCAGCGCCTCCAGCATGGCCGTTTCTGGTGTTCGATATGCCATAGGTGCTGCAACGGCTGCATCGGCCTCCAGCGTGAGCGTGGCAGCCACCAGGGTGGCCATCGGTGCGTTTGCTGCGGTGGATGAGAGTGCCATGTCGGTCAATGCGGTGCGTGTGCCGCTGGTCTACATCCTGATTGAAGACTTTGCCGAGATGACGGTCAGCACCAGCGTGGTGGTCAACCAGGCGGTGCTGATTGCGGCTGAGTCTAGCATAAGCATCAGCGCGGCCAGATTGTCGGATGCTGTGCTGCTGTTTGCTGGCGAGTCCGGCATGGCGGTGGCGGGTAATTTGAAATGGCTGCCCGAGGGTGACACACCAGAAACCTGGGATGCCATTGCAGATACTGACGAGTCATGGACGCCAGTTAATGGCACGACAGAAACATGGGATGCGATTGCTGACACCAGTGAAAGCTGGACATCAATCGCAGATAATTCAGAAACTTGGCAAATTGCCGCATGAGGTGAAAAATGGCTGATACAACCACCACGAATTTATTGCTGACCAAACCAGAGGTCGGCGCGTCAACAGATACTTGGGGGACCAAGATCAACACCGACTTGGACTCCATCGATGCGGTCTTTGCGGCTGCTGGCAGTGGCACATCGGTGGGCCTGAATGTGGGTGCAGGCAAGACGCTGGCAGTGGCTGGGACGTTGAACGTCACAGGATCTGCAACAGTTGAGTTTGCTGATGGCACTGTATCTGCCCCATCCATAACCAATGATGGCGATACCAACACAGGCATTTTCTTCCCTGCTGCTGACACCATTGCTTTTGCTGAAGGTGGTGTGGAGGCGATGCGGATTACTGACGCTGGCAACGTGGGGGTGGGTACGAATTCGCCAGCCACAAAGTTGCATCTACTAACTCCATCTGCAACAGCAGTTGCGTTGCGAGCCGGAAACTCAGTATCGTATGCAGAGTTTCAAGTCGATTCCTCTGGTAATTCTCAGCTAATTGCTCCGGGCGGTGTGCAAATCTTTAACACCAACGGCGCAGAACGGATGCGTATTGATGGCACAGGCAACGTGGGGATTGGGGTTACTAATCAGACCTCCCGTTTTGATGTACTTGCTACCACAGACGCAATTAGCGCAAACCTTCGTGGCCGATCTTCTGATGACATTTCTGTATTGAGGTTTGCAACATCGGCAAACGTCGAAACTGCCGCCATTGATATTCGCCCCGGCGCTGCAATGATCTTTGCGTTTGGCTCTAGCAGAACCGAACGTGCCCGTATCGACTCCAGCGGGAATTTGCTGGTGGGGACTACGAGTGCAACTGGGAAAATAACATCAAACAGCGGTGGCTCAACAGTGGCTGGGTCTTTTGTTAGTTCTGGCTCAACACAAACTGTTCTTATCACTGATACAGGGGCAAACGGTGCGGGCATAGGATTGGCTGGTAGCGGGGCTACAACACCAAATAAATATCTTCGCGCTACGGGTGGAAATTTTGAAATTGTTAACAGTGCATATTCCGCCGTAATTGCTGTTATTAAAGACGCTGGGGTCTATTCAACAACAGTTGGCGGTACAAACCGAGCCATGTATGTTGATAGCGGCAACGTGCTTGGCTATCTCAGTTCTGTTCGCGCATCCAAAACAAATATTGCCGCACTTGCAACACCTAATTGGTTGTGGCAGCTTGAAACCAAGACGTTTAACTATCGCTCCAAAGACAAAGATGGCAACTACACTGACGAGGTAGATGGCGGGACGCAATATGGCCTGATTGCCGAAGAAGTTGAAAACATCAATCCTGAATTGTGTTTTTACGATGGTGATCAACTGCGTGGTATTCACTACGAAAAATTAGTGGTCCCAATGCTTAAAGCCATCCAAGAACTCAAAGCAGAGTTTGACGCATACAAAGCAACCCACCCCTAAGGAATCACCATGACCACTTACCTTTGGACAATTCAACAAATGGAGCGCCTCACTGCTGACGGCTTTGTCGTCACAGTGCATTACAACGTGTCTGCCACTGATGGCACATACGGCGCCAACACCTACGGCACTGTGGGCTATCAAGAGCAGCCTGGCGAGACATACACTCCTTATGACCAATTGACCGAAGCACAGGTGGTTGGGTGGGTGCAGACAAGCCTTGGCAAAGACATTGTTGAAGCCAACTTACAAAGCCAAATTGACGCACAGATTAACCCTGTTCAACAATCTGGATTACCCTGGAGCCAAGCATGAGACTGATTGCACCCCTGATTGCAGTGTTGTCTCTGACAGGCTGTGCTACTGCTGAGTACGCTGCCTATGCCGAGGCTCATAAAGCCCAAGCAGCAGCCCAGGCGGCACGTTTCCAAGCCCTTGCTGACATCGCCAAACAAGGTGATACCACGGCCAAGGTCGCGGCTGTCATTAGCCTGAATGCTGGCTCTGCTCCACAAAGCGCACAGATCGCTGCTCCTAAGTCTTGGGCCGACTATGCTTTGCAGTGGACTGGCTTGCTGCTGCCAACTGTTGGCCAGATCTACACCATCAACAAGCAGACCTCCCTGGGAATGCGTCAGTCTGACAATGCAACGGCAGTGGCTGTCAGCACCAACCAGGCGTTTGTTGGCATTGCAAGCCAGATTCAAGCACCAGCAGCTAACGTGACAACCATCGGTGGCAACGGCGTGATCGGCGCAGGCAGTTATTCAATAGGGGCAAACAGTGGGCAAAACTCTGGCAACTCTGGTCGCATTGCTGGTGGCGGTATTACTGACAATACGGCTGTTCCAACTGTGGTGACCAACACCAACACAACGACAACCAACACAGTCACACCTTGATTTTCGGGTAGCAGTATGAGCCAGATTGACGCAACAGATGCACGACTGACAACTCATGAACAAGTTTGTGCGCATCGGTATGAAGCAATTCAAAAGAGTTTTGAGTCAGGCTCCAAGCGCATGACCAAAATCGAATATCTGCTCTATGCGGTGATTGCTGCTGTCTTACTTGGCCCAGGTGTTGCTGCCGAGTTTGTCAAAAAAATGTTGGGGTTATGAAAGATTGGGCCGTGGCATTCATTGCAGCGGCCCTTCTTGTTGGGTTTGTCGTGTGGTCTACAAGCATAATCGTGCCATTCGTATGGAGTCTGTGAAATGCTTGCAGAAATCGCTGCCGCCAATGCGGCCTTTGCTGTCATAAAAGGTGCGCTGGCCAACGGCAAGGAACTGTCTGCACTCGGCTCCAAGGTCTTTGACTACTTTGATAACAAGGCAAAGATCCAAGAGGCTGTCACCAAAAAGGGTGGCGGCTCTGACCTTGAGGAATTCATGGCGCTTGAGCAATTCAAGCAGCAAGAAGAAGATTTGCGAGAGCGCATGGTCTACGCAGGCCGACCTGGGATGTGGGAAGACTGGATCAAGTTCCAAGCCCAAGCAGCCAGAAGGCGCAGGGAAGAGAAAGAAGCCGCGATCCGGGCCATCAAGCTGCGCAAAGAAAAGATCGACAGACTGATTGAATATTTGGTGCTGGGCGTGGCATCAATCATTCTCGCTGGCCTGATCGTCTACGGCATCATCATCTACATGACGTACATCCGCAAATGAGCGACAAACCTGAATCAGTTTTGGACAAGGTGCTGGCCTATGTGGACAGCCCATTCAAACTGTTTGCGGCTATCTTGATGGGCGTCATTGCGTTTGCCGGGTATTTTTTGTGGGAAAACCAAGATTTTATGCGGGATGCCTACAAGGAATCCCAGAAGTTGCCAGAGATCAACACAGACAGGGTAGATGACGCCAGCGCCATGTTGATTAAGAGGACAGGAGCCGCAGTGGTGGCGGTGTTCAAAGTAAACCCTCTTTTCCATTCTCGGGTGGTGTACAGGGCGTACACCAAAGAAGGCAGGGACAAGACGATTGAAGATATTGATGTGGGGCTTTTTAGTAAGAATTCAGCCAACAACCATGACGTCATTAAACTGATGACCAATGAAATTCCTTGCGGTGAGTACAAATACGCGCAGTCTGAGGTGGGGCTGTGGTACTTGGAAAAGGGTGTGACCTACACCTGCCGGATCAGCGTGCCACCAGACTCTTACAAGTTTGTGGGCCAGATTACGGTGGGCTGGGCGCAGCAGCCAGAAAACCTTGAGCAAGTAAAATTCATGCTGGAGATCGCCAGCGCCATGTTGACGAAAAGGGGTAATTGATATGGATTGGCTCAAACAAATTGCACCCACCATTGCCACAGCGATGGGCGGCCCACTGGCTGGCATGGCCGTGTCTGCTATCTCCAAGGCCATCGGTGTTGACCCCGACAAGGTGGGCGACATGATCAGCAACAACAAGCTGTCGGCAGAGCAAATTGCCCAGGTGAAGATTGCTGAGATCGAACTGCAAAAGCAGGCTCAAGAACTTGGCCTCAATTTTGAAAAGCTGGAAGTTGAAGACCGAAAGTCAGCCAGGGATATGCAGGCGGCCACCAGGTCCATGATGCCTCCACTGTTGGCTGGGGCTGTGACTGTAGGATTTTTTGGCATCATGGTGATGATGTTTTTTAACCAGATCGACAGCAACAACCCAGCCATCTTGATGATGCTTGGCAGTCTTGGCACTGCATGGACTGGCATCATTGCCTATTACTTTGGGTCTTCTGCTGGATCTCAGGCCAAGACCGATTTGCTTTCCAAAAAGGCGGGATGACATGAAAGACAACTTTGACGAAGCCCTCAAGGCTGTGTTGCACCATGAGGGTGGCTTTGTAAATCATCCAGCCGACCCCGGTGGCATGACCAACTTGGGTGTGACCAAGAAGGTCTGGGAGGAGTGGGTCGGCCATGAGGTCGATGAGAAGGCTATGCGTGCCCTCACGCCTGCAATGGTCGGCCCCATGTACAAGGCCAAGTATTGGGACAA